GTCTGAAAACATTGTTTGGTCAGCATCCGTTAGAGTTACTGTCGTAGCAATGTCTAGGCTTGGTCTTGGAAGATAAAAGGAATTACCATTAGGTAACTTTCTTTCTTCAGTGTTTAGCACAATGTTATGTTGTACTGGTAGCCTCTTCATTTGAGCTAACTTAGCAAATGGAGCACCCATAATCTTAAAAGCATCACGATTATCGATTTCCCAAATGAAAGGAGACTCCTCTAGACTAGTAGCTTCACCTTTATCATTAATGGTGTTTTCCAATGTTATTAATCCAAATATAACACGAACTCTTTTTATTTGTTTTAATAAATCTTGTTGGGCTACTGGTAATGATTTAAAATCCTTTACATAACCTGCGGGTTTACCACAGTTAAATGTGCCTTGATTGTCTTTTAAATCAATGTTTAAACTATCAGCCATAACAGTCTTATGGTAAGTACCCATAGGCTCACCGGGTTTTGCATTTGTATTCTTAATGAATCTCTTATACATAAACCTCTGCATAAAAGGTCTGATAGTTGCTGATGAACCATAAAAGGTTTCAATGTCAGGTTTGTCTAGGCGGTATGTACCCCCATTGACAACTTCAACTTTAACACTTTTACCATTCATATCTGTCTCACCCATAATTGGAGAATGATTAATTCTCAATCTAGGTAAGGTGTTGCTCTTCTTTGTTTGTGTAGAGCCTTCTCCTGCGATACCCATAGCTTTTGCCATTGCAGCATAGTTATTTGTATCAATAGTTACTAAATCACTCATGTGTGATACCTTCCTTTCTTTTAAGTTTCATAGTTATATCATGCGACATCTTTTGTGTCAAGCCAATTGTCACCTATTTTTGCTTCTAATAGTAACGGAACATTTAATTCAATACAAAATGTTTTTTCAATCAAATATTGTAACTCTGCATTGATTTGTTTTATGATGTATATTACTTGAGTTATTTCTTTTGGATGCACATCAATCACCACAGAATCATGTACACTATTCACTATACAAGACTTATATGATTTAAGTTTATCTTCCATATGCATTAACACTAAGGGCACTATGTCAGCAGTAGCAAATGATTGTACAGGATAATTCTTTATTTGTGTAAAGTTTGTTACATTACCATTTGTCAATCTTCTTATATCCGGGAAAGAAAACTGTCTTCCTGATGGTGTTGTAATCATACCTTTGTTCATAGCTTCTGAAGCCAATCGGGAATGCCATGACTTAATTCCTTTGTATTTTTGTGTGAAGTGTTCATAGTATTTAGCTTCGGCTTCTGTTCTTCCAAATCCTGTTGCTCCGTATAGTGGTGCAAACGTGTGTGCTTTCGCATCTTGGCGAGTAGTCTGTTGACCCGCATCTGTAATAACTTTAGACGTATACGAGTGAACATCAAATCCAGTTGTAACTTCTTCAATAGCAACTCCATCTTGTGATAAATAGGCAGCAACTCTAAATTCTAATTGTGCAAAGTCAGCTTCTAATACCTTGCCACCTTCCCAACGTGACACGAACACCTTCTTCACAGGAAATGTACCACCTCTAGGCATGTTCTGCATGTTAGGGTCAGCACCACTAAATCTACCAGTTGATGTTCTATGCTGTAATAATCTAACATGTAACTTACCGTCAGGTTTCATGTAAGTATTGATACCATGTATGAATGAGGACAAGTATGTATCTAATGCTGATAGCCTTTGTAAATCATATAGAAAGCCATAAGCGGAAGTAGAATTTGTTCTCTTTGTTACATGCTGTAGAACACCTAACATTTTCTTATTGACACTAAATCCATTTGCACTAACCCACTTTACTGTTGGTGCATTAAACCTAAGACCTGCTATCTGTTCAGTAGGTATAAAAATATAGCCAAGGCTACTGCAAGTAGTACACTTGGGTAATTTAGCATATAAAGTTCCATCCTTTTTTACCTTTCTTATTGTACCTGTTCCATTACATTCTGTACATTTCACTGCTTTCGTCTTATATATTTTATCAGAATTTTCTTCTATTTTAGCTTTGAACTCTTCTTTACTCATATAAGGAACAAAGTGATTCATCCAAGTTGTTTTATCTTTAGGCTTTCTACTGTAAACAATCCAAGACATTTGTTCAGGACTATTAAGATTGATAGGTGTGTCACCCATAAGGTCATGTACTTGTCTATTCAACCTCGCTTCTACATCAGCCTTCTCTTTCTCAAACTCCTCTCTAACTTCATTTAACTTATTAACATCAACTGTGAATCCTGTTTGATATATCCTAGCTAATGTTAATGCTACACGATTTGTAAGAATAACTGTGTTCATTAAACCTGAATACTCAACTGTATTTAGTTTCTTGTACAGAACGTCAGATAGTTCTTGTGTAGCTTTTAAATCAGCAGATAAATAATCCGATAATTCTTGTTTAGGTATCTCATCAATAGGCACTTTATTTTTGAAATACTCTTTCATTGTATCTTGCTTCTTAGTCATTAAGTTATGTCTGTTAGCACAAGCTTCCAAAGACAAAGGTTCTTTTATGCCACGTTGCAATACATATTCTACTAACATAGTATCAAACACAGGACCATCATACTTTAATCCACACTCCCATAACCACAATAAATCATGCACTATGTTATGTCCTATGAGTATGGTTGCTTCATCAAGTAACTCTTGTACACCATTAAACTCATCTCTAAACAAGTACTCCTTACCACTATCTGTAAGGCAACCTACCATAACAAGTTTGTTGTCTGTCTCAAATGGGTCAAGATGTAGTTTGCCATCTCTATGAGTAACAGTATTCTCTACATCAAGTGTTAGCTTCATATGACTTATCCTTGTATATATAATTGTTTACAAAATGCTGTAAATCTTTTTTGTGTTTGTACCATTTAGATTTATTAATAGTTCTCCATGAGTTTGTAATAATGCTAACAACAAATTTACCATCTATTAAAGCTAAACCCCTATCATAATCTTCTACTATACTACATAGCCGTATAAGTTGTATTAACTTTTCAATTTTTTTAACTTTTTTACGATGACTATTACTATAATAATCTTTATGATAATTTTGTTTATCACACAAATCAGCTAATCTTTTTTCTTCTTCCATCCAAAACTCAAGGTCAGGTATATCTTCTTTGGTATATACATTCATTTCTTTGTCTATACTCATGCTGTATACCTAGCTGTTCTATAATCTAAATTACAAGTAACATTACCATGCCATCCTGTCAATTTATTTTTTACTACATTGAGATGTCTTTCAGGACCTTCTTCTTCTTGACCCTCTATTGGTGGATTCTTAGCAATTAATACCATCAAGTCTGCTTCAGCAGCTTTACCTGTTCTACTGCCTTCCATCATAGATTGATTAAGAACAACTTTACCTTCCGCATCAGCAGATAGTTGAGACATATAAAACATAGCACAGTTATGAGCTTTAGCTATCTGTCGAGCATATATGGCATTAGCCTTTAATGCTTCATCTGGTCTAGCAAACCCTGCTGACCTTGCAAACTTATCTCCCATGTCTAATACAACAATGTCAGGCTTGTAGGACTTACATACACTCTCTACCCATGCCATATCACGATTAGATGCATCTTTGATATCTATGTGTTTACGTACAGGGTTGTATAACTCTTGTGCCCTTTGTGGATTGTCTTTAACTTGATGCATTGACATACCTGTAGCCGCAGTCAAGTATCTTGCTCCAACTCTATGTGCACCCTCTTCGTTACACAGTATAATACATCTAGCACCTTGATGTGCAAAGCCACCGGGAGATGCAATCAAACTCGCATGAAAAGATGTCTTACCTGTGTTAGGTCTAGCACCCACTTCAATTAGATGCCCTGCATTTACACCCTCAACAACCCTAGTCAAACTTGGTATACCAAAACTCCATTTAGCTTCTAAATCATTCTTAGATAGCAATGCATCAATGCTTATGTCTTCCCATTGTATATTTAGATTAGGAGTAAAATCATCACCATACTGCTCCAAAATATTACGAAGAGGTTCAAGTGTAGATTGAGCACCATTGACATAATCAAAACCAAGATTAGCAATGTCCTCACCCACAACTTGTTGAAATAGTTTAGATAAAACTTCTTGTGCAACGTCTTCTCCCATTGGTTGTTCACGTTTAATTTGGTTGAATAACGATAGGTATGCTTGTTTCTGTGCAGTAGTCATTGATGGATTGTTTGATACAAATAGTGCCTCAATCTCATCAGGTGTTACTGTTCTTTCGTAAGTATTCATAGCACTATCTAGTGCTTGCTTTATCTTCCTTACGTCTTTGCTAAACAATCTGTCTGGACATTTAGCACCTCTATGCTCATCATAGAATTGCTTGTCCATTAAACTTCTTATTAATGATAGTTCCATAGTATTACTCCTTTGGGGTTAGGAAATATAAGTTATTTAAGTCTTCTTCTCGTCTATATTTCAAATCATCTTTCAGTCTAAGTACTTTTATATTTTTAACATAGTTGCGTAACTCTTTCGCAAACTGCATTATCTTCTCTAGTGCGTCGGGGTCTAAGGCAATAATTGCTGTTGAGAACTGTGATAGATATTGCTTATGTGATTCCGATAGAGAAGTTCCTAGCACAGCGACCCCCACAATGTTTGTGCTTGCAATCGCAGAAGCACTAACACAATCCTCAACAACAACAGCAGTTGTACCATGTCCTTGAGAATAAGGCAAGTTATTTTTTCCATATCTTTTCCATTTAGGTAAATCTTTTCCTAATGAACGACCTGCACCATCAACAATCTTGCTGTTGTGTACAATAGGAAACACTGCTCTGTTCTCTTTAACGTCATAGTACAAATTGAGTTTATCAGCAGACAACTTCCACTTATCACACCACTCAGTAATTGCCTTACGATTACCATGTGGAACAATATGATTAGGAAATTCAAAGACTTCCTCTTGTTGTGTCTGCTTACTCATAGCAGTGCGTATATCATCTACAGTGAGTGTAATACGAGAACTTCCAGATAAACTACATGATATCTTATAGCAGTTCCACATAACTGAACCCATATTATTGGTCACTGTAAATGTATTATAGCTTTTACAGTTAGGACAATCTAATCTTCTAGATTCTCCTACACTTAACTGTAAATCATTTATATAACTGTATATATTCATTTATATGTATCACTTATATGTATATATAATATTAGCTGTTCGGCACTTGCCTTGTGCTTATACCAACGGATTCACGTATTGTCAATGCTTTTTTTGCACTTATATATGTATTTTTCATATAAGGCATTACACTACTAGGATTTGAATGCCCTGTAACAGACATTATTTGACCCATTGAGACACCAGCTTCAACCATCTCAGTTGTACCTGTTCTACGTAAATCTGCCAATCTTAGCTCATTAGGCAGCCCTGCAGAGCCGATAGCTTGTCTTCCTATCTTGGACACCCCATGAAGGCTATAGGGCTTGTACGCTCCTCTAATCGCCTTTGGCATGGGTGCGACATATTCTTGAAATCCATAGTCATTTTTTTGTTGTTTTAGCATTTCAAGTAATTCGTCACTAATTGGAAGGTGAACTATTGCTCTACGTTTTGATTGTTCTAAGTGCAAAATACCCTTGTCAAAATCAATAGAATCAAATTTTAGGAGTCTCATGTCTCCTATTCTTTGACACCATTCATAAGCCATTTGTACAATTAAACCTAAGTTACGTGTTTTAAAATTAGAGTATGCATAATCTAAAAATTGTTTCACTTGGTCTCTTGTCCAAAGAACTTTCCTAGACTTTGATGTTCTTCGTTTAAATGTAGAGAATGGGTTACTCTCAACATAACCCATCTCCATTCCATACGAATACATTTTTCTTGATACAGAGCATATATGATTAGCCATAGAAATGCCACGATTTAGCCATACTTCATATGCTTTCTTAGCTTTCCCACCAGTCATATTTTTTAAATAAGTTCTTGACAAGGGTTTATTATCTACCTGTGTCTCCAACATGTTCTTAATGAAGTATTGATAATCTTGTTTAGATTTATCAGCTAACATATTGAAATCACTAGATAATAAATACTCATCTGC